AAATAGAACACCATTAGGTTTTGTTGTACCCTTTGGTAGCTTCTTGAATACCACAGTGGCAACTATGGCAGACCTCACTGGTATCAATGCTATGAGGTTTGGTGTTAAGAAGATGACTGGTCAGGAGTTAGACTTTGCAACTCGTGAAGGTGCAGAATCTCTAGGTAAAATGGCTGCAGGTTGGTCACTGATTGCTACTGGTATCTTTGTCGTAGGTGGTGCTAAAGATCGTATTGAAAACAATCTAGCATATAATCAAGATATGCAAGACGATGGATCAATACAAGACAGAACTTACGACTGGCCTGTATCTACAATGAGATTGCTATCTCAAATTGGTGGTCAAGCTGTAAGAGACCTTGATGAGATGGGTCAAACTATGGTCTATGCAAGTGAGCAAGCTATTGAAGGTAACTTCCAACCACTGGAAGATATGTTATCAGGTTCTGTAGGTAGAATTGTTCAAGGTTTTACAAGACCACTTGATCCAATTAACCAAGTATGGGGTATGGTATCTGATAACGAAATGAATCCTGATCGTCGTCAGGGTGCTGAGTTTCAAAATCAAATGCTTCGTTACATCGAAAACATAATCGGTGGTAATGAAGAGGGTCGTCCTAAACGTGCTACACCTACAAGAGGTACACAGTTTGTTCCTGATATCGGTAAGCAAGTGTTAGGTAATAGAACACTTCAAGTACCTAACCTTATTGAAAAGATGATGAATGCTGCAGGTAGACCTTATTGGAAAGCTGTAAGATTTAATGGACCTGCTGAACTTAAGAACAAGATGGATGCACTAGCTGCACCATTCTTTGAGACAGCTGCACTAGAATACCTAAAGAAAAACCCTGACTACTTCAGGCTACCACTTAAAGATAAAGAAAAGATTCTTGATGAGATAGGAGCTGAGGTTAGAAAGAATGTAACCAGTGTTGTAGAAAAAGGTATGCCTAAGAGTATCAATGTTCTTCGTACACTGTCTGGTAAAAATAAAAAGCAAGTTAGAAACGTAATGAAGTTTCTTCAGATTGAAGGTGAACTAGAGGACTTATTAAAAGAGGAGGATGGTCTCCAACAGCTATTACGAATACAGACTCTGGTTGATAACTACGACGATATATTCTACGGAGATTTAAACTTAGACTAAAATAAAAGGGGGCATCAAGCCCCCCTCTTTTTATGTATCATCATCTAACATATAATCTGCCCAATCATATGCTTGCCGCTTTATTTCTTGCATATTGTTACTCGACCTGCCACCAGCCAATAGACCACTTAATGCCTGACCTGCCAAGTAAATCCTTGCGGTCAGGCTTTTTGTTGCAGGAGCTTTACGCTTTTGCTGAGTGAACTTTTTTGCTTCTTTCTCTAAGCTCTCTTTCAATTACCAGCTCCTTGTTTTTGAAATAGGCTTTGTTAAAACCCATCTCCCAATCCCTGTTATCTTTTGTATTAACTTGGTAGGGGTTACCCAAGTCACCTCTGAGGAAGGATTGGTATCCCTCATTGAATGGTTTTATCGTTTGCTTTGATTTTGTATAAGTGCTTCTAGGTACCATCTTGCTTTCTTTAAATCCTCTAGACCATTCTTGTAACGCCAACGATGTAAGTACTTCGCAACGTTACCTCTATAATAACCGATGAGTTCCTCATCTGTCAAGATATCTTTGATGTAATCAATACATTCAATATCACCTTGACCGTAGTGTGCAGGTTTGTTTACGTTGTCTGCAGGTACTACATTATGAAACTCTATTTGTTTCTTCATAGTATGATTAACTCCGCTTCTGTATAAGGAATATGAAAGAACAACTCACCTGGTTTGATGTATCTACCTTTTGCTTCACCAAGACTTTCTTTAGTTAGCAAGAAGTCTCTGATACGCCAAGCTTGTTTGAGGTCTCTACGAAAGACGTAGAAGTTAAGAACACCGTTCTCGCTTTGATACTTATCAAGTAGACGTTGTTTACGTTCTGGAATACGAATCTCTCGCCAAGTTACTGGCCAGTCTCCTTCCCATGCTACCTTAACTTCTGCCTCATTAAAATATGTATAACCATGTTTCTGAGAGACAACATCTACGTGGTAGTTTTCTTCAGTGTTGACTAGCACATGCCCTTTCTTTGTGAGGTATGCTGTTAAAGCATCCTTAGCTTGTGAATCGTATGCTTCGTACAAAGCACGGTTAAACTGTTTTCTTACTGGTCCCAATAGACTGTCTCCATTTTAATTCGTAGAGCAGTTTATTCTGCTCGTACTCTGACATTATACACCATTCACGAATCTCGTCAATAGTGCGGTAACACCCTGCGCAGTATCCATCTTCTATCCGACAGATTTTTACGCAGGGTGACTCTACTTGGCTTAAGCTCCTATGTCTACGATTTCGCATACATCACCAGTACAAGCAAATGTTTGACTTGATGCAGTGGTGTCTTCTTTTTCGTAGTCACTTAGCTTAGACCAGTCGATCTTGTCTGGCATTGATGATAGTAGTGCCTGATAATCAGACTTACCAATCTCTTGATATGGTGCCTGTTGGTAAGTGTGTTCGTTATAAGGCAAAAACGATACACCAGACATCTCATCAAAGTGATCATAGACAAAAGCACCAACCTCAAACCACTCGTCTTTCTTTACGTTGATTGTGACAGAAGGTTTATGTTCACACCAATGTCTCTGATACATCAACCACATTTGCAGTTGATCAATGGCAGATAGATCAGAAGTAACTACAGCTTTGTTAGGAGCTTTTACAGGAAAGCTAAACACTGTAGTTTGATCAGGTTTAAATACATCAGGTTCACTAGGAATACCCTGATCTTTCATAAACGTTGTTAAGGGGTCTTTGTTATCTCCTCTAACGGTTCTAATGTAATAATTTGAATGTCGTGCGTGGATTCCAGAGGCACTGTCAACGAGCTGGGATACCGTTCCCGAGGGCTTAACACAGCTAATAGCAGCAGAGTGAGGAATACCAAAAAGATCAGCATACCTAGCATTTGTTTCAATAGCAACTTCACGAAGTCTTTCAAGAGTTTTATCCAATCCTTTATTCTTCAAGGTCATTAATGGATTATCCATTATGCCTGTGAGAGACACACCGAGCAGTCGTTCATCTTCTGTATTTCGTTGCCACACCTTTCGCAGATATGGAAACTTGGTGTAGGTGGACTGAATCGTTCCCAGAATAGTTGCCAAACGGACTTTTCGTTCCAGATCATCCACATTGTCTGTAGCCCTGACCACAACTTCTGTAAGGTTGCAGAACTGATACGGGCGGAGAATAATCTCACTACAAGGATTAGTTCCAAAATCCCACTCAGTATCACGTCTGCCATTTTTTGCAGCTTGATTTTTAGATGCTTGCCTGTTGAATATTCCACGTTCTCCACTCCCCGACTCTACGAGAGCCATCCACTCACGCATAAAGGATAGGCTATCTGGTTTCTCTGTATATGCGACAGAGTTATTTGCTAAGGCACGTTGAGGATCATTGTCCCACCAGTTGCCAGACTTGGCATGACGCATACGGTCATCACTTAGATTTGATAAAGAGATCATAGCTGATCGACGTACACCGCCTACAACCACTACTTCACCGATCTTACACATCAAGTCATGACACTCGATAGAGGACAACTTACGTCCCTGTGCACCTTTAAAAATATTGACAGTAAAGTTAAATAGATCAACTAAAGGTGCTGGACCTGATGCTCTACCGCCAAAGGTTTTAAGTCTTGCACCTGCAGGACGAACTTGTGAGATATCCCATTTAGGAATTTCACCAGCCCACAGAAGTGCAAGAACCTGACGGAAAGCTTTAGCCCAACCCTCTTTGCTGTCTTTAACTACGACAGTGGTATCACTATCGAAAAGCTCTGGGATGTCTGGAAGCTTGCTGATGAACTGTCTTTCAACACTAAACCCTACACCAGTTCCACAGAGAAGGATAAACATAGCCTCGTCAAAACTCTTTGGATCATCGACAGGCAAGTAGCTGCAGTTATACCCTGCAGTGTTGTCACGATACAAGGCTTGGCCAGCTGTCATCATAGCTCTCATGCTAGGCATAATCTCTAGATCAAGAATAGCTGCTTCAATCTCGTCGTAGGTACCATCATCAAAATCACCTGATGCCGTCAGCAGAGGTGCTACAACATTCTTCATGTAGCGTTCTACAGTTTCAGGCCAAGACTCACGTCTTTGAGAATCTTCAAGCCAACGAGCATACCGTGAAGTGTGTATGAAAGCTTGATAATCTGTTGGTAAATAATTACTCATCTTTTGTCTCCTGATCCACCCAAAGTTCCACGAGCTTTACGCCCATAGAGTTTTTCTAAATTTTTAAAAGCAATGTCATGTAGATCTAAGTTAAGATCCCTAGACAGTGCGGCTACATACCACAGTACATCTCCAAGTTCTGCAGCAATACCTTGCCGATCAAAGTTATTATCACGAATCATCTTCTTAACTTTGTTTGCAACTTCACCTGCCTCACCTGCTAAACCTAAAGCAGGATAAAGAACACTGTGTGTGCTGTTGTAAATTGCAGTTCTTGCTGCCGCACTTTGATACTGATTCATAGTCATGCGTTCTTTAAACGCATC